AAAAGATTAACTGGTATGGGTAGAGCAACTAAAAGATTGAATAAAGAAGAAAAACAACTTGATGAATTATCAAAAGATACTCTTGGTAAATATGCAGTTAAAGCAACTGCGGCTAAAGCAGCATCTAAAAATCAACTTGATAAGAAACAGGCATCTTTTAAACAAGCATTAAAAGGTAATAGACCTACATCATTTAAGTCTGATGATCCTAAGGATAATCGTAAAGGTGTAACATCTAAAACGTATGATAAATATAGCTCTACTATTGATAAATCAAAGAAAACTCTTGCTAAAAGAGAAAAAGGTTTACAAAAAGCTGGTGAAAAACTTCTTAGAAAAGAAGCTTATAAACAAGATGGTGAGATTGCAGAAATCATTTCAGAATTAAAAGCAAGAACTATTGGTTCATACATTCGTAAAGCAAGTGACAAACTAGCTAAAACAAAGAGAGATTATGAAACTACTAAGAAACATAACGAACGTTCTCAAGAAATGAGGGGTAAAGTTGGTGTTGGTATGAAGTCTATGCAGAAGGTCCAAAAAGACATCATTAAGAAAAGAGAAAAAGGTCTTGATCAAGCTGATAAAGCTTTAGCTAAGAAAGAAGGTTATGAATTTTCTGAAGAAGAATTAAAAATATTAGAAGCTAAGTTAGCACAACTTGAAGAAGCTTTAAAAGGTGATCAGCACAAATTAGATGTTGATAAAGATGGTGAAATCGAAGCATCTGATCTTAAAAAACTTAGATCTAAGAAAAAGAAAAAAGATGACGAAGAAGAAGTAGTAATGAATCCTAAGAAAGGTGATGATGAAGCTACTAATGAAAATGTAAGATCTGCAGATAGAAAACCTGAAAAATATAAAGATGTAGATGGTAGAGAAAAAGTTCGTATGGTTGCTGTAGATAGAGATATGGTTAAGAAGGAGTCAGTTGACATGTCAATTAGAGATAAATTAATGTCTGTGTTAGAAAAGAAAAAGCACGGAGACACTGAAGAGAAACAAGCACACGATGACAATTGGTCACCTTCTGCTAAGAAGATGGCTGATGATCACAAAGGTGAAACTGAGGATCTAGCAGATAAAGCATCTAAATCAGTTGAGGATGCTAATAAGAAAACTGCTGGTAGTTCACAGCATAATAGACCTGCTGATAATAAGCAAGGTGATAAGAGTATTGTTAATCAAGTTGCAGACGCTTTAAAAGGATTATCAAGAAAGTAAAATACTCAAGTTAAAACTTGAATATATAACTTTATGATGATATTTAATGAATTAACCGAAGAGAACTTGTTTCTCTTCGCTGCAAAGAATTATTATAAACCGAAATTCACGGATGCTGAAGAGTTTGAAGAGGATTTAAAAAGGTTTAAATATATTAAAAGATTAGTGAATCGTTATTTAGAACATGACGATTTAGCTGAAAGATTAATACTTAATCATTTAATTGTTGTTTGTAATTCTTTCAGTATCCAAGGTGCTATAAGTATTTTGGAATTAAAATTAGAAGACAAACATTGGCCGGTAATAAAGCCTTTCCTTGTATATCTTCGATATATAACTGATAATCAGTTTACTGGAATCGCAATGGACCAGTATGTTATAGAAAAATTGAGGAAGATTTAGTGGGGATAATTAAAAAAGGTGCTGATTTAGTATATGCATTTCGCTTCGTTAGAATGCTTGTAATGAAGTGGGAGAATTGGGATGCATATAAAGAAGGCCTAATCGATGCAAAAGGTAAGAGAATTAAATCAGTTAGAATCAAAACTGATGCTCAGAAAAATGCCTATACTCCATTTATTCGTTTAGTCGCAAATCTAAAAAGAATCATTCAAAAAATTCCAGGTGGTGGATCTAAGTTAGGTTCATTTGCTTCTGCATTATTTCTTTTGAAAGAAAAATATAATATGTCTGATGACAAACTCAGAGATGCATTACAAGAATATGGATTAGATACTTCAGATATATTAGAAGAAGAATCACAATGGTTTATGTTAGAAGATAATCAATTAAGTCCAGGAATATATAGAGTTAAAGAAGATAAAATATTAAATGAATCATATGATGAGATGGTTTTTGGAAAAGATCAGATTAGAGTTTTAGATGACTCTTATCCAATTGGTGATATATTTGGTCTTAATGTATATGAAGCAACTCATTTAAAAACAAATAAACAGGTCTACGTCACAGCAAACGAGATATACAAATGATTAAAGAAGATACTACAACAGCAGCAATCCCTAATCCAGCCGATACGGCAATGGGTCCAAGTTATAAAGCTACTAACGTCACAGATAAAAGACGTAGAAAAGACAAGCCTCCGGTACTTCTAAAAAGATTTAGAAAATATATTGAAGATACCGCAAAATAAGGGTGTACAAAACACCCAAAATGATATATAATATTACCTAGAAATATTTTTTTGAATGGAGTCGTCTGACTCCTTATTGGACTTTTACGCAATGAAAATTAAAATCGATAAGAAGCGAGATTCTTTGCTCGCTGATTATGCGGTTGGAATGTTAAAAGATTTCTATTTGAGAAATGGCGAAACATCTCCACAAGAAGCATTTGGTAGAGCTTCTGAAGCATGGTCGAAATACAAAGGGGAGCTGGATGAAGATCTAGCAAATAGATTATATGATTATGTTAGTAAGAAGTGGTTTATGTTTGCATCTCCAGTTCTTTCTAATGCTCCTAATGGAACAGTTAAAGATAAAGGATTACCAATTTCATGTTTCTTAACATATGTTCCAGATACTCTAGAAGGTTTAATTGATCATTCGTCAGAGCTAAGATGGCTATCAGTCATGGGTGGTGGTGTTGGAGGACATTGGTCAGATGTAAGATCTGTATCAGATAAAGCTCCTGGACCAATTCCATTTATTCATACTGCAGATGCAGATATGATTGCTTATCGTCAAGGCAAAACTCGTAAAGGTAGTTATGCTGCCTATATGGATATTTCACATCCAGATATCGTAGAATTTATGAACATCCGTATTCCTACTGGTGATGTTCAGCGTAAAGCCCTAAATATCCATAATGCACTTAATATATCTGATGCATTTATGGATTGTGTTATTAATAATAAAGAGTGGGATTTAGTTGATCCTGCAAGTCAAGAAGTAACTGAAACAGTTAATGCAAGAAAGTTATGGGAAAGAATCCTTGAGATTCGTTTTAGAACAGGTGAACCATACCTTAACTTTATTGATACAGCAAATAGATATTTACCACAACCATTAAAAGATAAAGGATTAAAGATTCATGGATCCAACTTATGTAATGAAATTCATTTACCTACTGACGCTGATCGTACTGCTGTCTGTTGCCTTTCGTCTTTGAATTTAGAATATTTTGATGAGTGGAGAGATACAAGAATTGTAGAAGATCTAGTTACTATGCTAGACAATGTATTAGAATATTTTATTGAACATGCTCCAGATGCTATATCTCGTGCAAGATATTCGGCCGAACACGAGCGTTCTATTGGCCTTGGTGCTATGGGTTTCCATTCATTGCTACAAAAACAAGGTGTAGCATGGGAATCAGAATTAGCACGTGAAATCAATGATGTAGTATTTAAAACTATTAAAGAACGTGCAGTTGCACAAACAAAAGTACTTGCCGAAGAGCGTGGTGAATATTTAGATGGTGAAGGTAGTGGTATTCGTAATTCACATTTATTAGCAATTGCACCGAATGCAAGTTCAGGTATTGTATTATCAACATCACCTTCTATTGAACCAAACAAAGCAAACGCATATACTCATAGAACAAGAGCCGGTTCATTTCTTGTAAAGAATAAATACTTGGAAGAAGTATTAGATAGACATGAGATTAATAATGAATCAACATGGAGATCTATTATTACAAACCGAGGATCTGTTCAACATTTACCAGAATTGACTGAAGGTGAAAAAGCAATCTTTAAGACTGCACAAGAACTCGATCAGAATTGGGTAGTTGAACATGCTGCTGATAGACAAAAATATATATGTCAAGGTCAGTCAGTTAATCTATTCTTCCCAGCTGGTAGCGAAAAATCATACGTGAATAAAGTACATATTAAAGCTTGGCAGAATGGTTTAAAAGGTTTATATTATCTAAGAACAGAATCTAAACAAAGAGCTGAGACTGTTGCAGATAAAGTAGAAAGAGTTGCATTACAAGAAGATGACAGAACTTTAATTTATGGTAAAGTTACTTGTCCGTTCTGTATGAAAGCAAAAGAAGAATTATCATTGAGAGGAATCAAATACGATTGGATTGATCTTGATGAACTTGGAAAAACTGCTGCCGAAGTAACAGGTAGAAAAGTTAATACAGTTCCACAAATATATTTACATGGACAATATGTTGGTGGATATGATGATTTAGTTGCCTTCTTTAATAATGAAGGTGTAAGTTTAACCGAAGGCGATGAATGCCGAGCATGTGAGGGATAAATGAGTCTATTAGAAACTTCAAAAACATACAAACCTTTTCTTTACCCATGGGCTGTTGAGCTTACAAAGAAACATGAAGAGATACATTGGGTAGAAGATGAAGCAGAATTATCAGAAGATGTACAAGACTGGAAAACTAAATTAACAAAAGATGAAAAAGATTTTATTACTCATGTATTAAGACTATTTACTCAATCAGATGTTCAAGTTGGTGAAAACTATTTTGAACAATTAATTCCTAAATTTAAAAATAACGAAGTACGTAATATGTTATCTTCGTTTGCAAATAGAGAAGGTGTTCATCAAAGAGCTTATGCACTATTAAATGATACACTTGGATTACCTGATGAGGAATATCATGCATTCTTAGAATATAAAGCAATGGCAGAAAAGATTGAGTTTATGTCAAAGCATGATGGATCTCATTCATTAACTGCTACTGCATTATCTCTTGGTCAATCTGTATTTAACGAAGGTATGTCATTATTTGCTTCATTTGTAATGTTATTAAACTTCCAAAGATTTGGTAAAATGAAAGGAATGGGTACAATTGTAGAATGGTCTATCCGTGATGAATCAATGCATGTACAAGGTAATGCTAAATTATTCAGAACATTATGTGAAGAACATCCACGTATTGTAAATGACGAATTAAAATCTAAAATATATAATATGGCGAAGGAAGCCGTAAAGTTAGAAGATAAATTTATTAATCTTGCTTATAATGGATCAAAAGAAATTCAGACATTAAGTAAGAAAGATGTAAAGAGATATATAAGACATATTGCTGATCGAAGATTACTTCAATTAGGAATGAAAGCTATTTTTAGACAAAAAGAAAATCCTTTACCTTGGCTTGATTGGGTATTGAATGGTGCATCACATGATAATTTCTTTGAGAAACGTGTGACTGAATATTCAGTAAACGGCATGGAAGGTGATTGGGGTTGGCCAGAGGAGAAAGTTGCATAATGGAATACAATGAAGAGCTACAAGAATTTAGATTAATTTGTGATGAGTGTGATGTTGAATCATATGTTCATGTGGTAGATGAAACACCTGAGTTTTGTCCGGTATGTGGAAGACGCGCCGAACCATATTCAGTTGATGATATGGAGTGGGAAGAGGACGATTAAAACTTAGATATATAACTACATGAAGTGGTTATATGAAAATAAAGAATATGATGAAACACCTGAAGAATATCAGGGATTCATTTATGAAATAACAGAATTAGATACTGGAAAAAAATACATCGGTAAGAAAAACTTTTGGAAACCTAAAGTATTACCAGTAACTAAGAGTAGAAAAAGACGTGTAAGAACTCGTGTAGAAAGTGATTGGCGAGATTATTATGGGTCATCTGCTGAAGTTAAATTACTTATAGAGAAAAAAGGTAGTGATAACTTCAAAAGAGAAATTCTACGTTTATGTGAAACCAAAGGTGAGATGAGTTATTATGAAGCTAAAGAACAATTTGATAGAGAAGTTCTATTTAGTGACGAATATTATAATGAGTTCATCGGTTGTAAAATACACTCGAAACACGTGAGGAAAAAATAATGGCTAAAAAATTAAAATATGTCTATGAAGTGATTGAAGCAGTTCAAGAGACAAAATCTAAAAAAGAAAAAGTAGAAATCCTTAAAGCAAATAATGCTGCAGCAGTTGGTGATTATTTGAGAGGAACTTATGATGCTACTATTAAATGGAATTTACCTGGTGGTGAACCACCGTATCAACCTTCTGAAGAGCATAATGCTCCTTCGAATTTCATGAGAAAAAATGTAGATCTTAAATGGTTTGTAAAAGGTGGACCTGGTGATAAACTTCCTCCATATAAAAGAGAAAGTATGTTTATTGCTATGTTAGAAGCTATTCATCCAAAAGATGCTGAATTAGTTCTTAATATGATTAATAAAAAGAAAATTGCTGGTATTACCAAAGCAACAATTTCAGAAGCATTTCCTAATTTAATCGCAGACTAAAAAAAGATTGTACATTTGCTGGGAAACATGTTATAATATTCTATATGAATATGTTTTATCTACACCCAGATCCTGTAATTGCGGCTAGAATGCAATGTGACAAACACGTTGTTAAGATGATTGTTGAGTCTGCTCAAATGTTATCTACATCTCATCGTATGCTTGATGGTGAATTAATTATGGCACCATCTAAGTCTGGTTTACGTATGGTTAAATACTATAAACTAGATGATGAGCGTGAAGATATTCTATATAAAGCCGTACATCACAATCATCCGTGTACCGTATGGACACGTGAGTCTATAGATAATTATATGTGGCATTACAATCATTTTGTTGCCCTGTGTGATGAATACAATTATAGATACAATAAGGTCCATAAGACCGATGAACTATTAAGAAATATATTGAAAACACCACCTAAAAATCTAATTAAGAAGTCTATGACATCGGTGGCACTTGCAATGAAGAAAAATCCAGAATGCATATTTCCTGAAGATCCAGTGAAATCATATCGTGCATATTACAAATCAAAAGTAAATAATTTCAAAATGGTCTGGACTAAAAGACCTCAACCGGAGTGGTGGGATGCCAACATACGCGTATAAATGTAATAAATGTGAACACATATTTGAGAAGATGTTATCAATGAGTGATAATAAACTTCCTGAAAAAGAACCTTGTCCTGAATGTGACGCTAAATCAGTGAGACAATATTTTGGTAGTATGCCAGGATTTGTTTCATCACATACCGACACAATCAGTAAAACAAGCGGAGATTGGCGAGATCTATTGAAAAGAATAGATAAAGGTGCCGGTCGACATAGTAAAGTTAAAAACTACTAAGGAGTATAATATGAAAGGTGATAAAGCCCCTTCTGCTAGGTTTATTGGTAGAGAAGGTGATGTACTTCCAGGAGAAAATCTTGGTGGTTGTCCTATTGGTGGATATTTTAAAGAAGAAGATTCAGAAGCAATCTTTAATGGTAAACGAGTAATTGTATTTGCACTTCCTGGTGCTTTTACTCCAACTTGTTCATCTCAACAACTTCCAGGATTTGAAAGAATGTATGATGAGTTCAAATCAAAAGGTATTGATGAGATTTATTGTTTATCTGTTAATGATGGATTTGTAATGAATGCTTGGTTTGCACAAGAGGGGGTAACTAAAGTAAAACCATTGTGTGATGGTAATGCTGAATTTACGAGAGGTATGGGTAAATTAGTAGATATGACAGCAGCTGGTTTTTGGAACCGTTCAAGTAGATATGCAATTATTGTAGATGATGGTACTATTGAAGCACAATTTGACGAACCAAATGAACCTGGTGATCCTTATGGTGTTAGTTCTCCAGAAAATGTAATGGTTTACTTAAATTCTTTAGAA